TCCCAATTTCGTCACACTATCCATTCTTCTTCAAACCAATACAAGACGGAATGGACCGCCCCAAGACAGAATTGGCTTACCGTGTCCCAGCATCCAAACTCACAAGAAAGTCCATCACCAGTACAACCAGCTCCGCCAAGGGGAAAGACCTCGACGGGCTCGATACAACAATAGACTGGAAAAACACAGGGGATAACTCTTATGACGGTGAAAAGTTAAGATTGCTTGTTCACGATGAATCTGGTAAATGGGAAAGACCAGATAATATATTAAACAATTGGCGTGTTACAAAGACAACACTGAGATTAGGAAGTAGGATTATAGGAAAGTGTATGATGGGTTCAACATCTAATGCACTAAGTAAAGGAGGAGATAACTTTAAAAAATTATATGATGACTCAGATGTTAAAAAAAGAAACCGCAATGGGCAGACTAGCAGTGGACTATATAGTTTGTTCATACCTATGGAATGGAACTACGAGGGATTCATTGATTCTTTTGGATTACCTGTATTCGATACACCCAGAACACCAGTCGAAGGACCCCAGGGTGATAAGATCGATATTGGGATAGTTGAGCATTGGGAAAATGAAGCAGATGGTTTAAGAAATGATTCAGATGGATTGAATGAATTTTATAGACAATTCCCAAGAACAGAAGAACACGCGTTCAGAGATGAAACAAAGAATAGTATATTTAATTTACAAAAGATATACGAACAAATAGATTACAACGATGGTACATTAACATCCGGTGCGGTGTTAAAAGGTAACTTTCAATGGGAAAATGGTATTAAAGATTCAAGAGTAATATTTACACCAGACCCAAAGGGTAGGTTTAATATATCCTGGGTTCCTAGTTTAAATTTACAAAATCGTGTGATAGTAAAGAATGGGCGTAAACACCCAGGCAATGAACATATGGGAGCATTTGGTTGTGACTCTTATGATATATCAGGAACAACAGATGGAAGAGGATCTAAAGGAGCACTACACGGATTAACAGTATTTAGTATGGAAGATGCACCTGCTAATTCATTCTTTTTAGAATATATAGCTAGACCTCAAACCGCTGAAATATTTTTTGAAGATGTATTAATGGCATTAGTATTTTACGGTATGCCAATACTTGCAGAAAATAACAAACCAAGATTATTGTATTATTTAAAAAGAAGAGGATATAGAGGATACTCTATGAATCGTCCAGATAAAACAGTAAACAAATTATCAGTAGCTGAGAAAGAAATAGGTGGTATGCCTAACTCATCTGAAGATATGAAACAAATTCACGCTGCAGCAATTGAATCATATATAGATAAATATGTAGGATTACAGGAAAATGGAGATTATGGTAATATATATTTCAATGCAACGTTAAACGATTGGTCTAAATTTAACATAAATAATAGAACAAAACATGATGCCGCAATAAGTTCCGGTCTCGCCGTGATGGCTTGCAATAGGCATTTGTATCAACCAAAGCAATTAAAACAAACAAAGGTTTTAGATTTTGGATTTAAAAAATATAATAACAAAGGAAGTATTTCAAAAATAATAAAATAGATGAATATATTACCAAGAGGTGTATTCCCAAGCCAAGCAGTTTCAAATGCTGAGAAAGCAAGTGAAAAATATGGTTTAGAGATTGCAAGAGCAGTTGAATCAGAATGGTTTAAAAGAGATTCTGGTACAGCTAGGTATTACGCTAATAGAGACAATTTTCACCGTTTAAGATTATACGCTAGAGGTGAACAGTCAATACAAAAATATAAAGACGAATTATCTATTAATGGTGATTTATCATATTTAAACATAGATTGGAAGCCTGTTCCTATTATACCCAAGTTTGTGGATATTGTAGTAAATGGTATTGCAGAAAGAACATATGATATAAAAGCATATTCACAAGATCCAGCATCAGTTCAGAAAAGAACAAAATATGTAAACAACTTGCTAGAAGATATGTTCACCAGGGAATACAAAGACTCTGTTAAAGCGGAAACAGGTATAGACATATTTAAAACAGACAGGGATAGTTTACCTGAAACAGAAGAAGAAGTACAGTTACACATGCAGCTTGATTATAAGGACTCTGTGGAAATAGCAGAAGAGGAAGCAATTAACAATGTGCTTGACCACAATAAATATCAGTTAATAAAGAAAAGATTAGATTATGATATAGCTGTTATTGGAATGGGAGCTGTTAAAAATGAGTATACAACATCAGAAGGGATTAATATAAAGTATGTAGACCCAGCTGATTTAGTTTATTCATATACAGAGTCACCACATTTTGATGATATATATTATGTAGGAGAAATAAGAAAAGTATCTGTAGTTGATTTAAAAAAGCAATATCCTGAATTAACAGATGAAGATATAAGAAGAGATGTTGAAGGCCAGGGAACAAATGCTAAATTGTATAACAAATCATATGCAGGCAAAGACAATGAAGATAATTCTCATGCTTATGTGTTGTATTTTGAATATAAGACATACAAAGATCAAGTACATAAAATAAAAGAAACTACTTCAGGAGCTGACAAAGCTATTAAAAAAGATGATGACTTTAATCCTCCTAAAGATTCTAGGTCTAGGTTTACTAAAGAATCAAGAACAATAGAGGTCATTTATGAAGGTGCTAAAATAGTTGGTACTAATAAATTATTAAGATGGCAGTTGGCAGAGAACATGACAAGACCAAAGTCAGATACAGTTAAAGCCCAATTCAGTTATAATATTGTTGCACCTAGAATGTATAAAGGAAGAGTTGAGTCTCTTGTAAGTAGAATGACAACGTTTGCTGATATGATTCAATTAACACACTTAAAACTACAGCAAGTGTTATCGAGAATGGTCCCTGATGGTGTTTATTTAGATGCAGATGGTATTGCTGAAATAGATTTAGGTAATGGTACTAATTACAATGCGCAGGAAGCATTGAATATGTATTTTCAAACAGGTTCTGTTATTGGTAGATCAATGACGCAAGATGGTGAATTTAACAATGGTAAAGTTCCAGTACAGGAATTACAATCTTCAGGCGCTAACGCAAAAATATCAAGTTTAATTAATTCATATAATTATTATTTACAAATGATAAGAGATGTGACCGGATTAAACGAAGCAAGAGATGGTTCAACACCAGATAAAAATGCTTTAGTAGGATTACAAAAAATTGCTGCTGCAAATTCAAATACAGCAACAAGACATATATTGCAAGGTGGTTTATACCTTACATTAAAAACAGCAGAGGCTATATCACTAAGAATATCAGATGTATTGGAGTTTAGCCCAACACGAAAATCCTTTATACAAGCTATTGGTAAATCAAACGTAGGTGCGTTAAAAGAAATGAAAGATTTACAACTTCATGATTTTGGTATATTTTTAGAATTATCACCAGATGAAGAAGAAAAACAATTATTAGAAAACAATATACAAATGTCTCTTCAAAAAGAGCAAATTAATTTAGAAGATGCTATTGACGTTAGAGAAATAAGAAATTTAAAATTAGCTAATCAATTATTAAAGTTAAGAAGAAAGCAAAAAGCGGAGCAAGATAGAGCTATACAACAGCAAAATATTCAAATGCAATCGCAGTCTAATGCTCAAGCGGCTCAAGCAGCAGCGCAAGCAGATGTTCAAAAGCAACAAGCAATAACTCAGAGCAAAGGGCAATTAGCACAAATGCAAGCGCAATTAGATACACAGAAATTAGAAAAAGAGGCGGAAATTAAAATGATGCTAATGGAAAAAGAATTCCAAATGAACATGCAACTTAAAGACGCTGATTTAAATGTAATTAAAGATAAAGAGAAGTATAAAGAAGATAGGAAAGATGATAGGACTAAAATACAAGCTTCTCAGCAATCAGAATTAATTGATCAAAGAAAAAACAATAAACCACCGAAAAAGTTTGAATCAGCAGGATTTGACAACTTGGGAGGATTTGGCTTAGAGCAGTTTGAGCCTAAATAAAAACTGCAAACACATTTTTATAATATTTTATCATGGAAGAAAACAAAGACGTCGTAGTTGACGAAACACCAACTGCCGCAGAAAAGGAAGAACAAGTACTTGAAGCAGCAGGACAAGACACGGGTAAAACCGAAGACGGTATGTATAAAGTTGATTTAAGCAAACCGGCAGAACAAGAAACAGAACCTGTTCAAGAAGAACAAAAAGAAGAGGTTACTGAAGAAGCTCTAGAAGAAAATCAATTAACCTTAGAAGAGGTAATTGAAGAAGAAACAAACGAGGAGCCTAAAGAAGAGGTTAAAGAAGAAGTACAGGATTTACAAGATGAAGTAGAAGAAGCTGTGCAAACCTCACAAGACACAGGAATAGAATTACCAGAAAACATTCAAAAAGTTGTAGACTTTATTAATGAGACTGGTGGAACGCTAGAGGATTATGTAAAAATTAATCAAGATTATTCTAGCATCGATGAATCTACTTTGTTATATCAATACTATAATCAAACTAAATCACATCTTACAAAAGATGAAATTGATTTTTTAATTGATGATAATTTTTCATTTGATGAAGAAATTGATGAACAAAGAGATATTAAGCGTAAAAAACTCGCTTATAAAGAAGAAATTGCAAAAGCCAAAAGCTATTTGGAAGGATTAAAGGATCAATACTACAAGGAAGTCAAGTTGGGTTCCAAGTTAACCGATGATCAACAAAAAGCTGTTGAGTTTTTCAATACTTACAACTCTGAGCAATCAGACCAAGCAAAGTTACAAGAAGAGCAAGTAAATCATTTTAACAATGAATCTAAAAAAGTTTTCAACGACAATTTTAAAGGTTTTGAATTTGAAGTAGGAGACAAAAAGTATAGATACAATGTTAATGATAAACAAAAAGTTTTAGATAAGCAAGCGAATATATTAAACGTACTAGATAAGTATATCAGTAAAGATAATATGTTGCAAGACGCTAAAGGTTATCATAAAGCACTCTTCGTTGCAGACAATGCAAATGCAGTTGCAAATCATTTTTACGAGCAAGGTAAAGCTGATGCTATAAAACAGTTAAATGCAGATTCAAAAAATATAAATATGGATCCGCGTAAAACTGGCACAGTTGAAGCTGGAGGCTTAAAAATAAGAGCAATTTCAGGCGATGATAGTTCAAAGTTAAAAATTAAACTTAGAAAATAACTTTAAAAAAATAAATAAAAATGGCAGTAATAACTCCAACGGGCGGTACCAACCTAAACGTGGTACCAGCTCCAGTTAAACAAACGCTAGCAACAAACTACCTATCATTTACAGGTGGTGCTAACGATTGGTCACAGCAGTACTTACCAGATTTATACGAAGCAGAAGTTGAAAGATATGGAGACAGATCTATCGCTAGCTTCTTACGAATGGTAGGTGCAGAAATGCCTATGACTTCTGATCAAATCATTTGGTCTGAGCAAGGTAGACTACACTTAACGTACACAGGTACATTGAACACAACATCAGGTGTTGTAACCAATATTAATGCTTCAGGTGCAACTCACGCAATAAGAGTAGGTCAAACAGTAAAAATAAAAGGTGGTACATCTGGTATCGTTGCTAACGCTTATGTATCAGCTGTTAACGCAGGTGCTACAACTTTAGACCTTAAAAGATACGATAAAGCATTATTTAGTACAGCTTCAGCATTTACAAACTCTGAAACAGTAACAATCTTTGTTATCGGTTCTGAATTTGCAAAAGCTACGAACGGTATGACAGGTGCGGTAACGCCATCTTTCAAGTCGTTTACAAACAAGCCAATCATATTAAAAGATAAGTATGAGATTTCAGGATCTGATGCTTCTCAAGTAGGTTGGGTTGAAATTACAGGTGAAAACGGACAATCAGGTTACTTATGGTACTTAAAGGCAGAAGGTGATACAAGAACTAGATTCGAGGATTACTGTGAAATGTCTATGGTAGAAGGTGAATTAGCAGCAACAGGATCTGGGGCGGCTGGTGTAACTGGAATAGGTGGTACTGAAGGTTTATTCGCGGCAATCGAAGATAGAGGTCACGTAACTGCAGGTGTTGATGGAAACACAGCAACTGAAGATTTAGCTGACTTTGATGAGATTCTTAAGAAATTAGATACGCAAGGCGCAATTGAAGAAAACATGTTATTTGTAAACAGAGATGTTGCATTAAACATTGACGACATGCTTGCGGCTCAAAATTCTTATGGTTCAGGTGGTACATCTTACGGTGTTTTTTCAAACAGCGAAGATATGGCACTTAATTTAGGCTTTTCTGGTTTCAGAAGAGGTTCTTATGACTTCTACAAAACAGACTGGAAATACTTAAATGATATTACAACAGGTGGTGCATTCACTAACATTAGAGGTGTAGTGGTACCTGCTGGAACATCAACAGTTTACGATCAAACATTAGGTAAGAACATCAAAAGACCATTCCTTCATGTCAGATATAGAGCTTCTGAAGCTGATGACAGAAAGATGAAATCTTGGACTACAGGTTCTGTAGGTGGTGCGACTACTTCTGATCTAGACGCAATGGAGGTACACTATTTATCTGAAAGATGTTTAGTAGTACAAGGTGCTAATAACTTTATGTTATTAAACTAATCCTTATTTGATATGAGATTTCCCTGGCTTCGGCTGGGGATTCTTATATTTTTTTATTATTTAATCTTATTATATTATGGCAACAAAAGTAACAACAGCCCCTAAATGGGAGATTAAAGATAGAACATACTATCTTTTAAGTGGAAAATCACCACTTACATATACAATTAAAAGTAAAAGTATATTTTGGTTTGACAAAGAAAAAGGCTTTGAAAGAGAACTAAAATACACGATAAACCAAAAAACTTGTTTCGTTGATGAATTTAAAGGCGATGCAAGACTTGGTCATATAGTTTTTGAAGATGGTATATTAAATGTACCAAAAGAAAAACAAACTTTGCAAAAATTAATGTCATTATTTCACCCTCAAAGGGGTCAAATATTTGCAGAATTTGACGCAGAACAGGAAGCAGAAGATGATTTAGATATACTTGAATTAGAAATAGAAGCTTTAATGGTGGCAAAATCAATGGATATTGATCAAGCAGAAGCTGTTATAAGGTCTGAGGTTGGATCTGAGGTATCTAAGATGACTTCTAAGGA